GCAGCTTTCGGTCAGTCAGGATTTGCGAGGGCTCTGCGTCGATGAATCTGAAGGCGAAGGAATGCAAGGTGCGGAAATACGGGATCGAATCTTGCTCGACACCGAACTTCTCTACCATACGCTCCTTCGCTTCTTGTGCCGCCTTCCTCGTGAAGGCGACGTAGGCGATCCGGTCGGGTTTGACGCCACGGGAGAACGCTTGCTCAACGATATTGAGCAACGCGGTCGTCTTCCCACAGCCAGGACCGCCTAGGATCAGTGTTGGTTTAAGCCGCCCCATCAGAGTCTCCGGTCATGATCAACTCAAGGTTGGCGAGATTGACTTCGTATGGGCGCACCTGACGTCCGGCGACTTGCGTGTTGCCTCGGCCCGTCACGTTCAGGTCGTCAACGAGTCGCTTCGCAATCATCTTGGTGGTGAATTGCGTGTAGCCACGACCACGCAAGAAGTTCTCGAACTGGTCGAGTTTGAAGATCGCGGTCATCTCGTCCTCGGCAACCAGGACACGTCCTTGGAAGAACGCAAGGTCGTTGTGTCCACGTTCTTGGCGCATGTCGTGGACGAAGTCGTAGAGCGAGTTGCGAATGATCGACAACGAGTCGGAATCGGGTGGAGGTGAAATCTTGTCAGCAGACGACAGTAGTCCGTCCATCAGCTCCTTGTACTTCGCATCCTGCAGCGTGCGCCACATGCGGTCGGTCTGGTTCAGGACGTGCTGCGCGAATGCGCTCTGAGAGAACAACGATTGCGCGTCGGGGATGTGGATGCGTTTGTCGCCCACCGTCAGGTAGTACTGGCGCTCCTCGGACGTCACAATGGTGAACCCCGTGATTGCAAAAGGTGCGTCCTTCGCGCCCGTGCCGATGCCGAATTTTCGCTTGTAACAGAGGCGTCGATCACAGAACGACTTGAGGGGCTCTTTGGTACACGAGTAGCCCCATTTGCCTTGACGACCTTGTCGCTTGAGCGTTGACAATTCCGACGAGATGCCCGTGTTTCCCGTAGCGACGCGCCAGTCGCCATGGACGGTGTCTAGCATCACGTCGAATTTCTTGCCTGCGTCCTCATCTAACGCGGCATCTGGGTCGTGCGGGGACAATCTGCGGTGCAAGTACATCGCGACGCCGAAGAACGCGTTGTTGCGGTTGTTTTCGAGGTTCTGAGGTTCGAGAGCTGCCTTCTGTTTTTCAAGCCACGACTCTGCGCGTTTCTTGGCCGCTTCGTTCGGGAACTTCGCGTCGCGTTTCTTCGCCATGAAGTCACGCTCGAGCTTCTCGACCTTGCGTGGGTCACCGATGATCAGACGTTGAAGGCAAGGTGGTCCATCGTAGAACAGTGTCTCTTCCTCGTCGTCACCATATCGTTGCGATGATGGGAGCACCGTGTTGTCGCGCAGCCATTCGTCTGTGACTTCTTTCGAGGAACCTTCCGCGATGCCCAGGAACTGCTCGAGGTCGAGGTCGATGAACTCAATAGTCGATCCTTGCTTGCTCGGGACGACAGCGTGCCGCGTGTCACCGAAGTACGGTAGGTTGATCCAATTGCCGATGTCTTCCTCGGAATGGCGTTCGGTTTGTTTTGGAAACACCTCACACCCTGCAACACCCAAGTGCGCGGCCTGTGCGTTCAGGTAGTCGATTGCGAGCTGCGCAGAAACGCCTTTCTCGGAAAAGAGCCAGACGTGAATGCCGCCCGACTTCGAACGCGAGACAATCAAAGGCGTTTCCATCAACGTCAGAGCGATGTCTGAGTGAGTCAGGTTGCGCTTGCTTTGGTCTTCCTGCGAGTAGACGTCAATGTCGATGGCTGCAAAATTGACGCGGCCTTCCTGACGAGGTGTGCCTTGCAACGGGATAATCCCGATACCCACCTTGCCTGCGACGTGGTCAGCATACGCGTTTTCCGTGATGTGTTCGTCCACAGTCCGCGCACGGCCTGCGACTTTCTCTTCCGGCGCTGTGTCGCCTGTAATGTCGTAGCGCCCATACCGTTCGGTGTATCCTCGAAACAGTGCGGCGAACCTCTTCCCGTTGCTGGTCACGCCGTTCTCCTTAAGCGTTTAATGAAGGTCGATCAGGTTCTAATCGACGCGGGCTCTCGCCTCCTCACTTTGTTCCTTCGCGAGATACTCGTGCCATGACGACACGCGGTCACGCGTTTGCTGTCCCTGTGAGTCAGGAGCGTCGGCAGGAACTGCCTGACGTCTAGGTGGGCGCGTTTAAACGCCCACCCGTGTTCTTAGAACGGCACCTCGTCGTCGTTGTCACCGCCACCTTTCGGCGCGTCTTTGGTCGACGGGTTGGCCTCACCATCCATCTTCGAATAGTCGGCCTTGTGCTCGCCCGTTTCGATGCCCGAGACGAACTGTTTCGCATCGCGGAACATATCCATCTTGTCGTCGGTCAGCACATCGGACACGCGTTCGAATTTCCAGACATACCAGGAGCCTTGGTCGTTCGAGCGACGCTGCGTCGTGACACCGTAGATGCCGAAGAAGCGAGGCGCCTTGCGACCGTCAGGCAACTGCTGTTTGGACACCATGTTGTTCAGGTCCTTCGACGGCTTGATCTGCGTCGAGGCCATTGTCAGAACCACCGGCTCGTAGGTGCCGTCTTCGTGGATCAGGAACATGAAGTGCGTGTGGGTGTCATTCAACTGGTTACCAGGCGTGCCGTGCGGCGAGTTCGCTTGGATGATGTCTTGACCAGTCTCGGTCGACCGTTGCGTGATGATTTGCAGACCTTCGTCCACCGACCATTCGTTGACGATGCCGCCGCCCTGCGAACGCGGAACCCATTCGATGAAGGAACGCTTGTAGGAAATCGGGAGGACCCGGCATCCTTCGATTGCGTTAGCGTCATCGTCCTGGGTCTTGATCAGGGATTGCGTGACCGTGTTCAGCAGATCAGAAGGCTCTGCGCCTTTGATATACTCGGCCTCACCTTTCACAACCTGCGGGGACAGGGATTGCAGGATTTGCAGGAACGGAATCGACATGTCGTCTTTGCCGAGCGTCTCCTGATGCTCTTCACCAGCTTGTGCCAGTTCATCCATGAACTCGGCGGGCAAGCCAGCTTCTTCTTTCTTTGCGACCGCTTTGGTCGTTTTCGCGTCAGCCATATGAGGTCTCCTCTTCGAAGGCTGTGGTGGTTATTTCACCGTTGATCGGGTGAAGTCGAACGCGCCGAAGAACGCAAGGTCGTCGTTCTTGCCTTCCTTTACGCGGGCTTTGAGTGCCTTCTTGACCGTGCCGGTAGGAATGTCCTCCGATAAGGTCGCCTCGACGCCCAATTTCTCGGCCTCGGCCATGATGACCGCGCCCGTGTTGTTGTCGCCTTTGCCAAGGTCGATGGTGAGGGTGTTCGCGACGTTCCCGCCGTAACCCCATTCCTTCATCTTCTTGATGATGGCGTCTTTCCGCGCTTTCGGCACGGACACTTTCATGTCTTCGTCGTAGGCGACGGTCATGCCGTTGTCGAGCGTGAAAGAAGGCATTCCCGCGGACTTCAAGGCAGCAGGCAGATCGCCTTCCTGGATTTTGCGTAGGTCAGCCTTTGCGGCTTTCAGCGAGGCCTCGTGTTTTGCAACGACGCCTTCCAGCTCGAGTTGTTTGTGCGCGAGTGCGCGGACAGCCGCCAGGTCAGTGGTGGTCGTTTTTTCACCGGCTTCCGCCAGTTCGTCGAGGTCACTCATTGTCGTCTCCGTTGTCTTCGATGTTGAATAGCAGGTCCACGTCGATGGGCGCATAGGATCGCGCCATGCGGTCCCACATCAAGTAGTTGAATTGCCCATCCGTATAGTCGGCGAGGATGCCGGCTGCAAGGATCATTCCGAAAGGATCGCCACCAGCCCAGACGATGAAGTCGCCTTGCTCAGCGTACTGAAGGACTTCGTGGGCGCGTTCGATTGCGTTGTCCCGATCACGCACCGGCGGATTTCGGTCTGCTGTGAACACATAGACGAGCTCCCCGAAGTGAGCAGCAGGTGAAGTGTCCCAGGAGGCTCGGCCAGCAGGCACACGGGACTCATCTGGTTCGTTGACGATATAAACTTTGGGCATTTTGTTTTGGCTCCGTTAGTGGTTTCGTTGTAAGCGGTCAGACGGCTTCGGTCAACCACGATCTAAGGATGTCTCCTGATATTGCACCGGCAATATCTCGCTTTTCTTTCAGGGAGCGTAACTGCGGACGATCAATCGTTCCAAGGCATTCAATGTCAGTAATGGTGCATGAGTCAGACTCCTGTCCAATGCGGTGGAAACGGTCCTCGGATTGCAGGCGCAAACCAAGGTTGTGCGAATTGTCGTGGTAGGCCATGTTGTCGGCCTCGACGAGGTCAAGACCCACGCCTGCAGATTGTGGATTGCCTACGAACCAGCGCACGCGGTCTTCTTTGAACAGGAGGAGGTTCTTGGCTTTCTGCTCAGGCCCGACTCCGCCATGATACTCGACGACCGACGCGTCACCGTATGCGGTGCGCAATTCGTCCGCTATTGATCGCAGGCAATAGCGTTTGTAGGACCAGATGATCGCCTTGTTCCGAACGCGTTCCATCTCCTGCATAAGCGCCTCGATACGAGGGTTCTTGTCGTCGAGTGCAATACCGGGCACGTCTTCCGACAACGGGTCAGCGTCGTCAGGGACAACGAAGCCGCACGCGATCTGCTGCAGGCGCACCAGCTTGGTCATTGCCATCTTCGCGGTCATCGTGCGCCCGCCGTCAATGTCGACCAGGAATTCCTTGGACATCTGCATGTAGGCGCGCCGCATGTTTTCGCTCATCTCGAAGGAGCGCATCCGATAGATCTTCGGCGGTAGGTCGAGGCAGTCCTCTTTCAGGAGTCGCGACCGATACGGGTCGAGCATGCGGCACAGCTCTTCCTCGTTCTTGAAACCGGTCACAGCCATCACTGGCTTCTCGACCTTCTTCGACTTCTTCGTGTCCTTGTCATATTCCCACGCCTCGAACGTCTTGTCCCCGACCTGCTCCTCGACCGCGAAATTGGCTTTCCACTGGTGGAACTTATAGTAGGGAGCAACGATGTTGCTGTCCAGGAATGAATACTGCGCCCACGGGTCGAGTGTCGATCCTGTGGACATGGTGCCTGTCGTGATGAAACGTCGCTTGGCGAGCTTCTTGAGTTTGTTCAAGAGCGCTTTCGTGACGGCTGCACTCGGGGTCTTCATATACTGCGACTCGTCAACGACGATTGCTGCGTTCCGTGACCGCAGGAAACGCTCGCAGAATTTGAGACCCTTCGCGCGGTGCACGGATTCGAAATTGATTGTAGCGACTGAAAATTTGTCGCTCTCGACAATCGACGTCCGATTGCGGGCGTTCGGCCCTGTCCACATGCCAGCGTCCACGCGACCAGTATTCCAGAATGCAGCGTCAGCCATGCCTTTGGGCAGGTGCGTCGGCACTTCCTTCTCGACCCACTTTCGGTGGACGTCTTTCAACGTGACGACCAGGAGCCCGTCAAGCTCACCTTTCGAGTAAGCCCATTGGCAGACGTCAAGGATCGTTTTCGATTTGCCGAGACCCATCTCCCACTCGAGAGAGAAGTACGGCATATCCTTGATGATCCCGAACCATTCGCGTTGGTGATCGTATGGTTGAGTAACCCACTCGAACTCGCCTTCCGCCTTGAGCTTTTCCTTGTAGAACGAGCCCCATGCGAAACGACACCCCGGATGGAATGTGCCGCGACCAAGATCGGCGACCAGGACGTCCAGAGCGTATCGCGTCGGGACGAATTTGATCCGGGTGCCTTGGTATTCGACTTCGGTGTTTAAACGGTCACCGAGGGACCTGGACGCGTCGTAATCCAGACCCTCTACAATCCCGTGAGCGTTTTCGACGTAAACCTCAGGCATTGGACGCCACGATAACGGGCACGCCATACTCGCCATCGTTCGCGGACGTCGTCATGTCCTTGAACACGCTCGGCGCGCAATCGTGTGCTTGTGCCAGGAGGTGGTTCGCGAGGCGCCGGATTTCGAGATCGGCGCCGTTGCCTCCGCGCAACCACAGGAAGTGACGCAGGAGGCGCATGTTGGTCGTCCACAGGAAGCGCGTCTCGCACGCGTTGGGCAGGTGTGCCCGTGCGGCTTCGTTCGCGCGTTTCTTGATCATGGTCAGCGACTTGATGTTCGGCGACTTGCGCTTGATCTCGTCCACAATCATTTCCTGCAGCGCTTTGTAGGTGTCAACGTCGCGCAAGCAGTGACGATGGAACTCGGTGATCACGTCCGCGTTGGACATCGACCCGCCGGCGAGGAACTGCACCAAGGGTGGCACGACGAACTGGATGTCCGAGGCATCGACGTAACGCTGCGACTCCTGCGACAAGGCTATGCCGACGCGGTGACGAGCGAGCTCGAGCGACAGGCTGCGGGACACGCCCTGGATGGCCCAGTTGATGGTCGAATGCTCGAGCACCGAACCGTGTTCCATCTCGATGATGTTTGCAATATAGTTGGCACGGTCACGACCTGATTGCCATGCGCGGTAGCAGTGACGACCACCGAACTCAATCATGCGCTCGATGGCGTCGTCTTCTTCGACGTCCTTCCAGAGGCGTGCCAGCGGCGTGTCGGCTTCGTCGATCATTTGGTCGTCGAAACCGTTGTGCTCGATCCAAGCTTGAAACTCGGGGACGTTGAATTGCGTTTGACCGAGCGAGAACACGTCGGGTTGCCAGATAAGGTCGTTGGGCATCAGAATACTCCGTTTGGGTGCGGTTGTTGCAGTGCCGAATGTGGATCAACGTGTGCGCATACGCAAGACGACAAACAGGATTTTGAGTAGATCATACAGGTGAACCCCATCCCTGCACGAACCCTGCACGTTATTTTCCGCAAACCACTGTGGCTTATGACAACCCTGCACGACCTGCAGTCTGCACGAGGGTCTTGCGGAGTGAGGCGATTACACGCGCACGCGCGTAACGCACCACCTATTCTTACACCACCTGGTTTTGTGCTCGCGGAATATAAGTCGCTTATGCTATCAAATGACAACCACGAGGACCCAGGCATGACACCAGACGAGTTTAAACGTCGGCAGACTGCGTTGCGTTGGACCAATGCAAAGATGGCGAGCCACCTACGCAAAACGCCGCAGTCAATCAGCAACTACCGGAATAGTCGACAGGAGATTCCCGACCATGTAGAAGTTTTGTTGGACGCGGCAGTCAAAGCACTAAGGGAGCGCTTAGTCAGCCGCTGAGCAAGGCGTCACGCCTGAGATAGAAGTTTCTTACGCTTTCTCGGAGTGACTCACATTCAAGTAAGGCAACCCTGTCTCGCATCCAAAATATTTCAACGTCTCCTTGAGAAAGAACCCTATCTGGGAGCCGGGTAGGTGCCAAGCAGTTGACTGTTAGTGGAGCTGGGGGCGGTAGTAGTCGCGGCGGCTCAGTCGAGGATTGAATTGAGCCGCTGCACGCTACTAGTACCGATAGCCCTGTTGTCCGCGTCAGGATCTTCCAAAACACTTTGAGTAATTCTTGAAACTGTGGCATCTAGAACATCCTTTGCTTCTTGGAGTTGCTGTATCTCAATTTGAGCAAGCTGGAGTGCTCGTTGATTAGCTGCGTCTTGGCGCCTTAGTTCTATTTCGAGTCGCTCACCCCACTGAGCATCCGACTCACTGAACCCTCGCTCGAAAGCTTTAGAATCAATCTGCCACCCAACCAACCCAATTGCTGTGACCAGTACGGTAAACCCCAGTACACCCCAGTTCACTTTTATCGGAATTACTTTGGACAGAGCCCATAAGATACTCATTTACAGTGTTTTCCCTACATCAAACATAGCGTCCACCTGCTGATCGGCCAGGCCTAGGTATGACCCGAGAATCAGAACCAGGTCATTCGTGCGGTGGACCTTGACCGACGACGCCCACTCCATGCGCGCGTCTGCTGCTTCTCGAGCTGTCAGATAGCTTAAGAACCCGTCGAGCGCCTGCGGCCAAGCGCCTTGCGCGGCGGCGACGGCGTCGTCAAGCGTAAGGATGTCATAATCAATCAGCGCCTTACAGAACTGGTATTTGGTCACCGACGCAGATGATCGTAGCGAGGTGAGGCCTTCCGTCTCGATGTCTTCGGCGGTTTTTATGGTCAACGAGAAAGTCATTCTGCGGGCTCCTGTGTGATGCGTTCGAAGGGGATTTCGACCGCGCCGGACGCCACAGCGACGATCCAGTGCGCGGGGTCACGGGGTTGATTAAGCGCGGCATCATCGCCCAAGATCACGCGCACCGTGCAGGCGATCTCGCCATCAACTCGGGTGATTGGCCCGATGAACGGATGGTCGCCTTCGGGCGTTGCTTGCCCGCCTTCGGGCACCGGTGACAGGTCGAAGGCGCTGCCATCCACATTGAGCGTGTCACCCGAGACCGACAGGACGGTTCCGGGCAGGCCGGGCAGGCCGCGAATTGGGGATAGGGTGAGTTTCATGGGTTTCTCCTCAGAACCATTTACCGGTGGCAGTCATATCGAGAACAGGGGCATCTCCAGATACCCAAGCGGTGCCTGAGCGCGCCCAAACCTGACTCGACGCGGCTGTTGTCGTGTTGTTCCCGCGCGCGACATTCGCGTCCCCCCGAGATAGACCCGACGGCACATCGGTTCCCCAGTTCAGCGTATCCAGCGTGAGGACCGTGACAGGCGCGGAAATGAAGGCCGCCGCATAGGTCATGGTTGCAGCGCAATACTGGATGTTGATGAACGCCGTTGCCTTGCCCTGCCAGCAAATCTGCACGCCATTGTCAAGGCGGAGGTACGTGCCATTGGGGCCTGATCCGCACTCAGCCTCGCGGCCCAGCACCCAGTAGGTGCCGTCATAGGTCGCGGTGGTGTCCACGTCGGTGCGGATGTAGCCCGCTGGCAGCGCCACGCCGGTGACGGTGCGGCAGGCCACGGCCCCCAGCCCGTCCAGATTGATCGTTGCCGCAGCGGTGTTTGCCGCCGTTGCCCGGAACCGGACCTGCAAGCCCGCGACCAGCGCGCCAACACCGTAGGTCAATGTAACCGCGTTCGCGGTGCCGCCGTAGGTTGCCCACAGCCCGCCCAGACGCTGCACCGCCACGCCGGTGATCGGCACGTCGATCTGCATCGCCGTCGAGGACAACAGCATGCGCTGCACACCGCCAGTAGACATGCCGATCTGGTTTGCCGCAGCACGATATAGGCCGGTGTCCGGATCAGAAGCAAAAGCAAACGCGGGCAGGGCGGCTGTGCCATCATCCCACAACCCGGCCAGCGGCCCGGCTTGATACGCGGCATACGCATTCACCAGTGATTGCGCGGAGTCCCGCCAAGTTCGTGCGATCCCATGCGTCGGCTGGATTGCATAGGCCTGCGCCGAGGCCGTCGCGCCCAGATAGGCCGGGGTGATGGTCAGCGCCCCGGCACCGCCCACGGTGGCGACCTCATACACGCGACCATCGGGCGCGTGCAGGGCATCGCCCGCGTTGATCGCGGCATCCACCCAGGCGGAGCCGGTGCCGGTCACCGCCGACGATCCATTCGTGACAGCGATTGTTCCTGTTCGATACCAAGTTGCCATGGCTATAGCCTTCCTGTTTAGCTGTCTCTGGCGACGTAAAAGATCGCGTCGTGAGAGTATGCGTAATATGTGGGAGTGGACGAAGTGAGTGAAGTTGCTGACCATCGCTGGAAGCGTATTGTGGTCGCGTCATGCTGCCAGAACTCAATATAGGCCCGTCTGGATAGTATGTCGCTGCCGGCATAGGTAACAAAAGAATAATCATATGGGGCGTATATGGGGGCGGCTATCCAGCAGTTGGCCATTGCCTCAGGCAAAGTAACATCAAGAGGTGTGTCCGTGACAAGTAAGCTATCCATAGTCGCTTTTGACAGAATGAAGGCATATCGAATAGCGAGAAAGCCTGCGTTAGAATCAAACATCACGTCACCGACCTCGTTGAAGGTGCGCAGCCCGTAGCCTCCCTGACTATCCAAAGCTGTAATAGGCCCAGCCACTTTGAACGGGACGTTAGCGCGGTTGATAAAACCCACGCATCCTGTCTGGGGGTAGCCCGGGTCTTCAAACACCGCTTCAAGCGATGCACTTACTTTTTTCGCCTCACTTATCTGGTAAAATACAGTGTCCGCATCGCTCCCGTTTGCGGGAATATCACAATAAATAAGCCCGTAGTTATTATTAGGCCCGACCCGTTTCCATTGATCTACCTGAGGCAGCGCAGCAAATGTGCCACTTCGTAAATAGGTTCTACAGACACCCAGCAAATCAGGATTGTCATTGGCTATTACCGCAGAGTTTAATGTCTGCTGGGATTTGGTGGTCCCAGAATATTTGACAACCAGAGACTTATGCTGATCATCAAGTGCCTGCGCCCCGTAGGAGTTGGTCAGTTGGATGCCGTAGCTCATACGATAAACCTCTTATTTAGCGCCAAAAAGTTCAAATAATAATCGTAGAAATACGGCTCGTTGGAAGGCCAGTAATAGGGGAACACTGTTGGATTTATGGTCATCACCTTGGTGGTATTATCCCAACTTAGATCGGGTATCATCTTGCCATTGCAACTTATCGTAAATGAGTCAGGGTAGTCAGCGGTATCGTCTCGCGTGAGATTATACGGTCCAGTCTGCCGAACAGCACAGGGTGACACGTAAAACATGCCTTTATCGGAGTCAAAATCAGGCACAGATATTGTTCCACTAAAGCCGTTGGCGAACCTCTGGGAATGGACCAAACGGGGCATCGCATCATCCATGGTGATGGATACATTACCCGCTGCATTTCTGAATTCGAACCCATGAGACATTATGCGAGGTCTCCAATCAGCACACGAAGGACGTTGTTGGCGTCGTATACCTTGATCGTGTCGTCGCTTATTTCTACGCGCTCTCCGGTCTCTGCTGATTTCAAGGTGCCGATAGTGGCAAAGCGCGCAGACATCGAGCCACCAATGTAAAACGACCCATCAACCTCAACGTCGCCGTCCAGCCGAATATAGTCTGCCTTCAGGCGCGCCGTGGTGACGGGTTCGCTCACGCCGTCCTCGATCCTGATCAGCGAAAGCACGTCCTCGTCACCAAGCTTCCAGACATAGCCCGAGGTGACCCCGTTGATCGTTGCCTCGGCAAAAGCCGTCGCCTCAGCCAGCGCCAACATGTCCCCGTATTCGGCGCTGATCACCTGATTGACCGCCGCGACGGCCCCAGCAGCGTCAACCTTGGTGGCGTTGATCGTAGATATCGCCCCGGTGTTGCCATCCACCGTTGCGGACAGGCTGGCGATGGTGGCGCTCAGAGCGCTGTCGCCGTCGGCGCGCACGACTTGCTCTGTACTGATCGCGGCAGTGTTGTCGCCCACCGTGACGGCCAGTGCCTGACGGGCGGCGGCTTCGGCGCTGTCCGCATCCGCTCGTGCCGTGGCCTCTGTACTGATCGCGGCAGTGTTGTCGCCCACCGTGACGGCCAGTGCCTGACGGGCGGTGGCTTCGGCGCTGTCCGCGTCGGCACGCGCCGTTTGCTCAACACTCAGACCCGCCGAGACCCCTGCAATATCGGCACTCAATTGCAGGCGGGCGGCTGCTTCGGCCTCAAACTCACCTTCGGTCCAAGCGCTGATCTCCTGACGAGCAGCGGCAGCACTCAACTCCAGATCGGCCAGTCCCAGACCGCGCCGGATGGCCTCGTCAGCCAGGGCCATCTCGCGCATATCCTCGCGCGTCAAGTCTGAATAGGTGGATTGCACGGCAAACGTGATGCCGGGCACGTCCAGCGCGCCGATCTGCACTTCGGCGACTCCCAGCCGTGTGCCTTGATCGGTGATTGTAGTGTTGACCGCCTCAAGATCAATTACCGCGTCAGACAAGGTGACCTCAGCTGATCCGAGCCGGACCCCAAGATCATCCACGTCGAGCACCAGCGCCGATAGGCTGATGCCTTGGGACGACAGCGTTATTTCGGCGGCGGTCAAGCGCGCAACGATGTCATCCAGAAACGGCAGTTGTGACGGATCCAGCACCGCTTCTGAGATCGCCTGGTTCATCTCGGCCGTGGTCACCCGCAGCGCCAACTCGCCAAGCGCCGCGTTCAGATCAATCTCAAGTGATGCGACTTTATCAGACTGCACGTCCAAACCATGGATGCGCACGCGGCCTGTCTCGGGATCGACCATGATCCCGGCATCGGTCGTCAGGCGGCGGTTTTCGTCGATCAGGCCGACCAGTGAGGCCACTGCCATTTCAACCTCTGTAAGCGCGCCGTCAAGGCTGCGCAAACGCGGGATAGCCTGGTCGGTCAGGCCTGGGAACACAGGCGACGGAAAGCCCGGTATGACCGGTGAACCGGGCACCAAGGACACGCCCAGAACGGCCTCAAGCCGCGCCCGGAATTCCCCGACTACCCCGTCAGCGTCCTCCAGCCCACGGTAGTGATTATCGAACGCCTCGTTGAACTTTTCGCGGGCATCATCGGATAGGTCACCCTCGCCCAGCCGAACGTCGGGCACCGTAACCGGCAACCAAGCGGTCCAATCGGTCGGCCTGTCCACGTCGAACATCGCGCGCAACTCATAGCCTTCGTTCGGCAACAGACCGTCGATGAATACCGCAGCTCCCGAGGCGACGTTTTGCAAGGGGCGCTCGGTTCCTGCCGTGGTATCCCCGCTCGGCCTGACCGCGATCCGAAGACCGCGCGCGTCGTCTGCGCCCTCTGGGTCCCAGGCAACCAGCACCCCGGCTCGACGATCCGAAACCCCGTCGGATACAACATGCGGCACGACGGCAAATCCCGGTACGCTCTGAGGAGCCGGACGCAGTGGCGAGGGGTCTGGTGGAGTCGGCAGAGTAAGTGCGTCCGGTATATCGTAGTCCCCGGGATCCACCTCCCGCAGTGACACCCTCACTAATTGCGTGCGTGGATCGCGAGTGGCTTCGGAAACCTCGAAGAGTTTTGCGGTGTAGTTATTCTCTGCGCTTGTCCAACTGATCGTGTCCAGCGCCTCCACCGCTGCTGCCATCGGCGGTAAGGTCAGGACGTGGCGCCGCATTCGGCGATGGTCAGCTATCAGCGCCGCGGTCAGGCGCTGGACTTGAACTGGGTATGGCACCACTGGCAAGCTCAAAGAGGCGGTCAAGCGGCGATTACCGTCTTCGGCCTCCCAATCGTAATTCGTAAGCGACTTCGATTCCGTTGGTTCCCAAAGGCTACTAGGATCTGGGTATGTGGCGCTGATCGCGTTGTAGATCTGATCCGGTGTTGGGAACGGTTTGAAATCCTCTGGCTCATCGACAATAATGTCGTCATCGAGGACGAACAAGACGGGTAGAGCGGGCGCACCAACCCGGATCGACCATACACCTCCCGCCTCGGCGAGGGCACCGTTGCACCCTTTTAGCAATTCCTCAATAACCGAGAACGGCTCGTCATCGGCGAACACTTCGAGACCCGCGCGGAATTGTGCCTCGGCCCCGCCATCACCATCGTCAACCAGCGCATCGCTGGTGTCCATAGCTGCTACCCAGACGTCGAAAGGTAGGTCTGCAGCGGGGATTCCGCCGCCCCAGACTTCACCTGAGGGAAAGGTTATGCCACGCAAGATGTTATAAGCCTGGACCGCGGCGTTAAGAGTCGGCGCATATGTTGACGCATCGCCCCAGCGGTGCGGGCCGCTACCTCCGGCTGTGGTGTCGAGGCGCGGATCGTAGAGCGGGACGCCACCAACAACAAAGCGCGGCTGAGGCCAAGCCTGGAACACTTCTCGATCATAACGCAACGTCAGCACTGCATAGCACATCCCCTCGCCGACCATGTCAGCTGTCCATGGGCGGATGTGCGGTGCTGGATATTTGGCCAGCAGCATCGAGTCGGCGGTGGTTTGAGTGCCATCGTAATACTTGATCCAGGCACGGTCGAGAAAGTCGCCGCCGATCCGCTGGCCGTAGTCCGCGTGCGGATCAGCTGTAAGGATATCCACCGACTGTCCGCCAAGGATCATCCCGTCCAGTGTATGGCCAGGGATCCCAGCAAGCTCGACGACGTAAGTCAGGTAGGCGTTCGGAGTTTTACCGACTTGACCATGCGACAGCGGCGGGCAGACACGCGCACCGCTGGTGGCATATTGGCCAATGAGGAATGCTTCGGGATTGATCCCACCAGCCAGCGTTGTCTTGGTTCGGATACCACTGGCTTTTGGCTTTGGCGCAAGTGCCTGCGACAGTGCCGACAATGCTACTGAGGTCAGTAGTTGACCAAGCGTTGATCCCAGCGCCACTCCGCCAATCGTCAGCGCGCCAAGAGATGGCGTCAACAGCAGGCTGATCAGCCCGGTGATCGGAGCTGCGGCGGCGGGCACAGCGCTGAATAGCAACGCAACTAGCGTCAGCGCGAGAATGTGAAAAGCGCGCATCACGGAACCGCAAAAATCAGGGCATCAGGCGGAAGGGCAACCAGTGCCAAACCGGATCTTGACAGCGCGTAAACCGCGCGGCCCTGCACCACGCCAAGCGCGTGACCACCGTCCGTTCCTATCCCCGCCAGATCACCGGGCTTTGCCGCCTCCCCCGGCGGGCGGGCGCGAAACAGCGATGCGGCCAGCGCGATATGGTCGGCGTGGCCGTCCTTGCGCAGGATCCGCACGCCGCCGCGCACCGTCGTGTAGCGGTCACGGTAGGCGCGCGCGGGGTCATAGCCCGTCATCGCCGCGACAGCGCCCGCGGCGAACAGCGCGCAGTCGTGAACCCCCGGTTCGAACGGAGTGCGAGCCGATTGAGTCAGATAGGAGGTAAGTCGGTTCTGCCAGCCTTTCGTTCGCGCAACGGTCATTGATACTGCCCCCTGCCATCGAAGTGCACGCCCCATGACCCGCCGTTTGCGCCGCCATTGCCGTCCGATGCCTTGGACTCGCCCCAAGCTGTTTCAATACCGACCAGCGAGTTGTATTGGCGGATCTTGTCGGTAGGTGCGCGGGTCAGTAAAGCCTCGTTCGACCGCTTGAGCGTCAACCCACGCGTCAGGCGCCACGCATCTGAGACACACTGGATCTTAGCCGCCGCCTCCTGCCCGAGCTCGGGGGTCGGCATGTCAATCACCATCACCGTGCCGCGGAACGCTCGGATCGGGTCAGCAACAGCGGTATTTGTCTCCGGATCAAAATACCACTCATGCGCCTCGACGGGTGCAAGCCTCGCGTCATAGGTTCGGATGGCTTCGACTACAGCAGCATGAAGCGGTGACACAGACACCGACCAGCTGCGTTCTTCCAGCGCAGCGCGTGAGTTGAACGGCTCGACGTCCAACAGCGCGCCCACGCCGTAGTAGGTGCGGCTATCACCATCGACGGTGATTGTCTGGTGATCCGCGCCAGTCCAAATGCCAAGCGATTCTGGCAAGCCAGTGGTGCGATTCCGGGCGGTCAGCCAGATCAATACATGCACATCGAACGCAGAGCTTTGCGCTAGGTGGGTTTTAACAGATGTAGGCAGATTTCTCATGTCATCCTAGGCTCTGCAGTAACTGGAATGTTATATCTTCTGCGAACAAGGAAGTATATGTGCCGTGTTGGGTGGGTGTCAAGATAGCTTTAAAAAAGGGCTCGATCAACTCCACAGTAGTTCCTGTCACTGCTCCAACGCGGATGTCTGGTGTTACTTCGATTAAAGGAGTCAATCCAGCAGCACTAGCTGCACCTCCCACGACAATCTGGTGGAAAGCATAGCGAACGGGGTCACTCCCGTAAGTGAATGACAAATAGTCTCCCGCACTAAGAACATAATTCGAAGGGAGCCCCGCTATTTTAAGCTCCCTGGAATTAGCGGCTAGTGTTTGTATTGTAGGCAATGCAGCACCCATAATACTGCCTTCAGGGTCGGCCCGCGGGCCACTAAAAGGGAGTGAACGAGCTAGCAGAGTCCTGCCTGACTCGGACAAAGACGATAATTGAGCGGAAATCACTGCCGCGTCACGATTCCCCATAAAAGGTAAAGTAACGGAACCTACCCAAAGACGCTCAGCGGTCTTCGCTGTGATTATTGAGCCTCCACGAGTTCGGCTGACCTTTAATGCAGGAGGAAGGTAAAACGTGCACTTCGCGGGCGACAATCCTGAGAAGAAATCCAGTGCTAGAGGGAAGGTTTGTGTCATTTTCTACGCCTTGGGTTCCGGTTAATGGAAGCTATTCTATCAGGTAGAACGGCATCGTAGGATCGTAGTCCTCCTACCACTGCTTGCCGTACTTTGGTGTCCAATGCATCGTCGCCTATGGCGGAGTCTATCTTCACGTTAATCTCAACAATTTTGCTTCCTACTTCAGAACCGCCCAGTCTTCCGCTTGACGTTGGCGCGGACAGAGAGGTTACAGCGCCACCTTGAGAAAAAGAGCGCAGCCCACCACTGTTTATCTGGTCTAGTAAAGGAAGAAAATACTTTGTTGCTTGAGCGTTTACAACGTATTCACCGTTAGAAACTCGCGCAAGTATAGAATCAGAAGTACCAGTACCTTTCCCGCGGATCTGACCTCCTAAGGCGTATGTGCTTATCCCGTCAATAATTCCCCCTTCGGACATACCGGGAAAGATAGCTTTCAAAGCATTAAAAAGCAGCATCTGTGTCTGCATCTTAATGATGTCTGCGATGATAGAACGAGCCAACGAAGCAAAGTCGAGTTTACCTGTCATTACGAAGTCGGCCAATGCATCCGCCGACTTGTCGAAGGCGCTCTTGAACGCGCTTTCCGCACGGTCGGCAGCTGTCCCAATGTCCTCACCGATGGAGTCCAAGGCGCGCGAGATGCCCGACGCCCAGTCGGTTGCGTTCTCGAGGTCTTGCTCGCGGGCCGCGCGCATACGCTCATCGAAGACGGTTTCGATCATCGTCGCATAATCTTCGTAAGCCAACCCGAGTGACTCGAGAATCAGCAACTGTTCTTCATACCACTGACGAACGGACTCGCGTGCGCCGCCCATGTTCTGCATGATCTGCTCGTACTCGTCGGTCAGTCCGTTAACGTACTCCTGTTGCGCCGCGTTCAGTTCACCCAGCCGCTCGGCTGCGCCTCCTGCAGCGTCACCGAAGTCGGTCATCGCGGGCGTACCGTCTTCGATTACCGTGTTGAGCTCTTCCTGCATTGCGGCAGACGTCTCTTGGCTTCCGATCACCATATCCAGGTTTGCACCGAAGTTATTTGCCAGCGTCTCAGCCGAACGCGCCAGCGCGTCGTTGAACGGGTTCAGGATGTTCTCGTTGAACTCGGTGCGCACTGTGTCAGCGCCCTCGCGAACGGCTGCACCGAACTCGCCCACATAATCTGTCTGCAGCGCCTCACCGAAGGTGGACGTGATGTTGGCGCCCGCGGATGCAAGGTCAGCCTCGAGAGCTGCGGTGTCTTGACGCAGGTCTGAGAAGTCGACTGTCAAGGACTCGCGAATAGCGTCGCCCACGCCGTCGAAACCCGGGATCAGGTCGAACGCGTCGCCCAAGCCGCCCAAGCCGCGCACAAACACGTTGATGATGTTTTGCAGCCCGGTGATTGCCATGTTCTTGGCTTTCGCCATTGCGAGTGCGAACAGAGCGGGAATACCTTCAGTGATCACGGGACGAATTGCAGACAGGAAGCCGACGTAGATACCAATATAGGTGTTGACGCCAGAGCGAATCCAGCCGCCGACTGTTTCGAGCGACAGTCCCCAGCTACCCAGGAACTCGTCGAGCCACTCAACAATCGACGAGAAGAAGCCACCAGCAGCACTCTTCGCCCCTGTCCATGCGGACGTTGCCCAATTCCAAACCTGCAAGAAGATCGTGTTAGCGCCCTCAGCAAAATCAGCCAGCCCCTCAGCAATACCTGTCCACGCGGCTAGTCCTGCGCGGTACACATGGCCGAAAACCTGCCCAATGGTCATCAGCACTGCTTTGAATACCTGCCAGACGGTTGCAACACGTCCCGCTACTTCCACGTTCTCGTCACCGAAGTATGCGAGTGCGGCGGTCGCGCCCAGGATGATCGCTTGGATCGCACCGAACGGCGTCAGGAGCCACGCGGCAGCCATTGCAACGAGGCCCGCGGTCGCCGATGCGATTGCGGGGATCATTGCAATCAGTGCGGGGATCATCAACGCGGTGAAACCTGCGGCAGCCACAACGACGAAACGCGACAGCGCGTCGAAGTTGTCTGCCAGGAATTTGATTGCAGGAGTGAGCATCGACGTGACGATTGACCCGAGTTCGATCATCGCGACAGTCAACGACGTGCGCAGACGTCCTGCTTGGAACTCAAAGGTGTTTGTCATGCGGTCGAATGCTTCTTGCGTCGCACCGCCGCGCTCTTCCATGTCCTCAAGGATTGAAGTCATATCGACGCCCGCCTGACCCGCAAGTGCGAGGGCAGGGATCAGCGCCTCAACGCCACCGAACAGTTGTGCCATTGTCTCGGTAGACCCGCCCGTCGCGGTAACCACGTCGTCCATGAATCCGGCGAACCCGCGAGACTCGAGTGCTGCCGAGTTGAACTCAAGCCCCAGACGTTCCGCCATGTCCGCTGCTTCAACAGTAGGTCGAACAACGGACGCCAGAATTGCGCGGACGCCCGTTACGGCTTGACGTGTCGAGATACCACCTTTCGTCAGTGCTGCGATTGATGCAACCAGTTCGTCGAACCCGACCCCTGCTTGTGCGGCCAGAGGAGCGACGTTACCGAGCGAGCCTGCGAGCTCCGCGATTGTCGTCTTACCAGCACGCATACCCACAAAGAGAACGTCGCTGACGTCGGACGCTTGTGTTGCCGACATGCCATAGGCGTTGAGGACGGACGTCAGTCCATCCGCAGCCGTTGCAACGTCAGTGACGCCGCCAATTGCCAGCCGGTTCGACGCGTCGAGCAAGTCGATTGCTTCTGCCGCGGTTCCTGCACCGGCTGAGATGATTTGATAAGCAGCAGCTGCCTGTTGAACGGGTGCCTGGCCAAAAGCGCGCGATTGCGCGAGAATGGCGTCTTCGAGTCGCCCCAGATTGAAGACGGTCATGTCAACGAGTGTGCTGACCTCCGCCATAGCTGTTTCGAACGAACCTGCGGCGGCAACTGCTTGCGTGAAGAATGCGGAGATGCCCACAGCAATGAGCACGCCGAACGCGCGGGCGAGCAGGTTTGAACGTCGGTTCAAGGTGTCAAAGGTGTCACCCAAGGTTCCGGCTTTACGGCCCAAACCATCAAGAGCCCGCTCTCCTCGGCGGGCTCCTTGTTCCATTGGTCGGCTATCTACGCCTACCCGGAGGGTGCTTTCCTGCGTTGCCAACTGGTTTTCTCCGCTTGTTCACTTCGGTTAACCAGGCATCGTCGCAGATCTTCACGTAGTGAACGAGGTCAAGACGGTCTTCCAGACTATCGTGACCAAACATGCGTGAGTAGGACTCAATCTCAGACAGAGCGATCCCAGACGGGGTGCCATTAGGACCCATTATACGCGAAGAATGCAACCTTTTGAAAGCGGTCAAATAAGGTGCTGCGTGATCCGTGAGAAGCGGGCGGTTTGCGAGCGCGGAAGGCATCTTACCAGACCGCGTAGCAACCTTTTGAAGCATGTCGAGCCGGTCGCCATAGTTCATTTCCCACAGGACGCAGCTCTTCAGTTTCCCTCGGTGTCCTCGCGGGCTTTCGCCTTGAAGTTGCTCAGGCTCTGCGCCTCGGAGACGATCTTCGCGCGAATCCATTCCAGCTCCTTGAGCAGGCGGTACGCATTTTCGGGCGAGAATTCGAGCAGGTCGTCACCGTCGTAGATGCCTTTCCAGTCGAGGACGATGAACTGAGACATGCTGCGACACATGATCTCGATCTGTTCCTCGTCGTCAGGCTTCTTGCCCAGATCGTTGTAAGGCTTGGTCGCCTTGCGGAACGCTTCGGTGAAGGACGGGTTGTCGAACGATGCGATCTTGATCGACGCACCGCCACCGAACTCGATCCAAACGCCAGTCGCTTTCGCGTCCTTGTCGAGGCGGAAGTCGTTAATGTCGAATTTGAGGTCTGTCATTGAAGGAAGTTCCTTTCATCGGGTCAATTGACGATCCCGAAGATAAGCGAGTTCTTGGCAATTCGCAATCGCTGAATAAGGTGCGGGAGGGGTGACCCGACCACCCCTCCCGCGTTGCACACTGTCCCTCAGGATTAAGTGCGGCTGATTTGATACTGGTAGGTACCAGCAGTGTTGATGATCGCCTCGAACTGAGCGGACGCGAAGATGTCCTGATCGAGACCACCTGCAACGATTTCCATCTGGGTGTACTTGGACCGTGGGATCGTCACAACGTAGGCGTTGCCGGACGCGTCCTGCGCGAGGAACGAGAACCCGAAAGCAGTCGCAGCGCGGAACTTGTCAAACAGCGTGCTGTTCTCGAAATACAGTTCGACCGAACCCGTCAGGGACAGGCGACCTGCTTCGACACCGATCAGACCCAGCGTACCGACAGCTTCCTGTCCGCGCAGCTGGTTGTCGAGCGAGATGGACATCGAGTTGAAGTAGAACGTCGAACCACCTGGGTCACCGTCGAACACAATCGCGGCAACGTTGTCGACCGCGTTCAGCACCGTGTTGGTGTTGGCTGCGTTAACAGTCGCGCCCGAGAATTGAGTCTCGGTCATCTGAGCGTCTTTCGCAAGCACGCCGAAGGACGTGGTCATGATCGAACCAGTTGCGAGCTCCAGGCTCCATGTCGAGATGCGAGAACCAGTGAAATTCCAGTGCTCAGCCGTCGCGAGGTCGGTGAACGACTTCTGGATGGTGTAGGAATTCTTGGTCGTACCATTGCGGATGAAGTCGAGGGGCGTGATCGTGACGGAATCTCCTGCGGTCTCCGATGCGACGTCGGTAAGAGGCTGAATGCCCAGCGTGCCTGCTGCAATCGAAGTGATCTCAGCGAAGAACGTGCCCGCGGTCGCGAAGCCGGTGACCTGCACGAATTGACCCACAACCCAGGAGTTGCCGTCGAGGCTTGTGCCCGAGTCGGTCAGTGTCCAGGTGTTGGGCGAGCCGCCCGTCTTGACGATAGCAATGGTTGTGTCGGGGCCTTGTGCGGAACCCGTCTCGACCCAGGTCGAGTACATTGCGCCCTCAATCAGGTCGTCGTAGGACGCGTAGGACCATTCACCACTGATGTCTCCGCCGCCTTGGCTCGACACCTGGATGGTATCGGGAGTCATGCGGTCCGAACGAATTTCTTCCGACGTCACGAAGTCAGAGTTGTAGTTCAGCGATTCCGACGTGAAACGAATTGCCTCAAGCGTCGGTGTTGCCGGTGTCGTGCCCCAAGTCGATTCCGCGACCTGACGGAGCGCTACCCGGTTAGATGTGCCAAAATCAGGCATTGGGATTCTCCTTTCCCGTTAGGAATAGTCGTCGAACTGGAAGGGCGCGACAACATTGATCTGATACCATTTCTTCTTGCCACTGCCGATCTGGCGAGCATACGGCGGTACCAAGAACCGCACGCCCGAAGTCGTGTCCCGCCAAGAGCGGAAGACTGCTTTTGCCTGATCGGCAAGCTCGATTGCCACCCCTTCGCCTTTGCCCGAGGGAGCAAAGATCTGCATGGTGACCTGGCCGAAATTGCGTTCGGCGTTGTTTCCTGGGTCGCCAAACGATGCCCATTCGGCAGCGGCGTCCTTAATGTTTAAACGCACCCACGACGCGTTCTCAGGAGGATCGAATTTGACCTGAGGGAGTTGGTACTCCGTGGTCGATCCCCATTCACTTTCAAACCGTTCCCGGATCGCTTTATGCACTGCCGCGTAGCTCATGAGCGCACGACCTTTCCACCATATTGTGCGGCGACCGCGTTCAGGTTGATGTCTACCATCCCTGCAGGCGCTTGCCCTGAATGCCCGTTCTCGAGGGGTAGGATATAAGGCAGGTTGTTTGTCATCCAGACAATGTCACCGAGGTCGGCTCCAATTGCGGTCGACGTCACCGCTGCGATTGCGGTTGCTCCCGACTTGTCGTGTGCCGCGTCGTCAACCTGCGACGACGGTGCGTTGAGCGACGGGTACCAGTTCCCGCGTGCGCGGCCTTCATCGACAGGAGTGCCGAGAACGACACGAGTGTCCAAGTCGATTGTGATCTTCTGGAAGATCACGCGGGCCTCTTCACGAGTAACCTCACCGAAGCGCTTCAACGAGAGCGCGAATTGACGAGGCGACAGACCTCTAGGCATTCTGCACCGCCATTTTGTAGATCACAGCGACCCCCGAAGGGCCGACCGTGTTGATTGCAAGGATCTTGTAATTCTTAGATCCGAAAATGACAGTTTCGTCCACGGCAGGAGTGACGCTTGCTGCGCTGAACTCCTTCGCTGAGACGAGGAGCATGGCGTTCGACAAGGCGGTAACTTCTTCGCTGAACTCGCGTTCCTTCATTGGAAGGTCGAGCAAGACTATTGCGGTGTCTGTGGGAGCACCTTCAGTCGTCTTGCCCGTGGAATTGTCGTATACTTCTGATCCGTAGACCCGATAGGTACCAGCCTGCCCGAACTGAGTGATCAGCTGGTCTGCGGTGTCGTCGCGGAGTCCTTCGTAGAAGCTCATGCTCGCTTAAGACCTCCATTAGTGTTTGTCGTCAACGGGCGTAGGAGCTCGAGGACGTGCGACGGGACGTCAGCGCCGTTGAGGCGCTTGCTGGTGTCGTATTGGACGGTGATCACGTCAACCTTCTGCATCGAGATGGCTGCGGCGTCGTCGGTGACAAGGCCCTCAAGGTCAGCTGTACCGACTCGATACAGTTCCGCAATCTCTGCGGTAGCCTCTTCGATCTGCCACGGGATTTCCGTCGAGGACAATGTGAAGCCCTGCGCCGTTGCGTCCTCGCGCGGCCATTTGAGGCGCTGCTCGGCTGTTGCCTTGTCTCCGATGTACTCGAAGTTGCGGTCGACCCAATTGGTCGCCTTGCGGATCAGGATCTCTGCTTCCGAGTCGCTCAGTGCGATCCAAGCCGTAGAGGAGGTGGTGTCGTGATCGGCCCAGTAGGCGCGCACGTTCGCGAGAGTCTCATAGGCGTCTGTTCCGATAGTCAAAGCCATTGCACGGGTCCTTTCATCACGGCGATCCTACGGCAGTAGGTGTTGGCACGCAACGAATAAAGGAGCCGTGCTATAAGCGACTTATTCGAGAAATGAGGTGTTACACAGTTCCGCGCCACTTTCCGTTGTAGAAGGTGACGATTGTCCGCTTCCCATTCGGATATGTGACGATCTGCGAGTGTGACCACGATGATGGACCGACGTTCCAGTCCTGTTCGAGCAGTGACATTGTCCCCGCGACGTAAAGACCGTCTAGGATGCACGCTGAGTGAGTGTGCCCGGTGTTCGCACGGCGACCCATCTTCGACAAGCCAATGGGAGAGCCGCGCGAGCCGTTGGGACCAATGTCACCGTGCAGTGAGCATTCGATCCCGCCGCCTTCATCTGGGCAGATGACGAACTGGTCGTCTGCGTGCAAGAAGACGTCGCCTTCGTCGATGCCCATGCGTTTCAGCGCCTCGTGGAGGTGCAGCCATTTACGGTGAGGATCTTTGACGATTGCGCGACGGTACTCGAGTTCACACTCGAGCATAAAGATCGCGTTGGTGTCGTCGTGGCGGTGGTCGTTTTCATTCAACCAGCGTTCGAGGTGCCGGTCATGGTTCGCGTCTGCAACGACGGTCATGCAGAAATCGCGACGCATACGGTCGAGCTGTTCCTTGACGCCGCGCACTTCGTTTTCGACATTCGTCTGACCCAGGACCTTCTTTCGGAAACGGGTGTGGCTGTTCTTTCGATCATGGTGGCCTTTGTTGACCACGAAGTCAATCACATCATGCGCAATCTGGTGACGCGGTCGCAATGCGTCGAGCATCCCGCCTTCGTCGAATGCCGTGCGGTCACATTCAGGATCCAAGACAGCGGTGTGTAGGTCGCCCCAATTGATCGCCTCGACGTCGCCGCGCAGGATTTGCCCGTGCTCGACGATGATCGACCCAGGTTTATTGCCCACCTGCGGAATGTCGTAGAACGTCCCGTCGCTGTCCGCGTTCAATTGACGAACGAACCAGTCGCCAAGATGATCGACCTCGACAATAAGCGCACCATAGGCGTGGTGGAATTCGGCCTCAAGGCCTGCTTTCTTCTTGACGTAGTTCAGCATGGTTGCTGCGCCCGTCGTGTAATTCATTTTCGCCCCGTCTGCTTTTGTCCCCGCGACTGACGTCAATTGGATCTTCGCGTGCGGGAAGATGCCTGACTTGCGTTGCGTGTAAGTCTCCAAACCTGTCAGTGGGCGCTTTGCGGTAGGTTGGATGTTCAGCTCGCCGCGCCATTCGAGCATGGGAGCCAGCTCGAGAGGCTCGTCTGAGAAGAACGGCGTAAAGATCGGATCGTACCAGTCTTCTGCGCGGTCGTCAGCCGTTGGGCCTTTGTCGCGTTTCGTCGATTTCTGGGAATAGGACGCTCGGTTGTAGGAGAACGTTCCGACCATCAATTGCGCGTCGAGGAACTCAGCGTAGGAAACCAGGTTGATGAAGAATTCGGTGTGGGCGTCGGTGTTGTTTTGAGCAGCGGTGATAATGTATCGCTTGAGTTCGCCTTTCTTCGGGAGAGGCATCTTCTTGACCAAGGTTCGCGAGATCGTGCCTGCCGACGTCGGCTTGTCGTAAACGAGCCCGAGTTCAGTCTGGGCCTTGTCGAGGCGATACTTGACCGCGCCTCGTGAGATCTTGAGACGTCGTGCTGTCTCGCGCATGTTGCCACGCGCGTTCACATAGGCGTCGTAGGTTTCCTGAGGGGTTACTGAGATCGCAGACATGTCGTTCCTTTCTACGCAGTTCGCTCGCATCGAAGACGATCATGCAAGCGTTATCCAAGCGGTGTTTAAGGTGCTTGCACCAGTGTTTTGAACCCCACCCATAGTGCTGCTGCGATGCCCGCGGTCAGCAGGCCAATGATACCCAAGAATCCTTTCGTCCGCGCAGCCGCAACAGCGAGTCGCCAGTCTCGAAGGTGTTGGAAATCACGTTGCATCTCGATGGGGTCGCCTACGTCGATGCCCATCTTGGTCAAGGCGTTATCGACGGCTTCTTCCATGAGTCCCTTCAATTCGCCGCGAGTGAGTTGGATCTGTGTGTTGTCGTCCATTGTCCGCCTCCAGCGAGTTCAGGGGTTTTGATATAGAACGAGGCGCACCGTGTGACGCGCCTCACATGTTTAAACACGCAGTGGGCGCATATTACTTGGCGGGAGCTTTCTTGACAGCGCCCGCGTCGGCCCCACCAGTTTTCTTGGTGTCGTCGACTTTCTTCGCGGCGTCTGCGGTCTTGGCTTCTTCTTCGGCAACCACAGCTTCAACCTCGAGCTTCTTCGCGGCGTCTGCGTCGAACAGTTTCAGCTTGCCTTTGGAGCGAGCGATCTGCCCAGCGTCAGCATAGCCGAAGAAATTGGCGCTGTCACCCTTGGAGACTGCGAACGTTTCGGTACTTTTGGCCATCGGGATGGTCCTCTCAATTTTCGGGGTTGGTGTGTTGACGACGGGCGCCGAAGCGCCCGTCTCAATCACTTAGGCCGGGTAGACCGTCGAAGCACGTTTGACCTGGACGCCGAGCATCGGGTCGAGGACCTGAGTGCCGTAGAGTGCGTCCAGCGCAACGTAGTTGGTACCCGTTGCACCTTCGTACCACATACGAGCGCGAACGGACAGGCCGCTCACTTCGTCAGTGACAGTCGCCATCTCTGCGCCGCGACCGTCGCCGGTCATAGGCAGGGGCGCGAAGGCCAGCGCGAATGCGTTCTTGTGGAACATGAGGTTGCGAACGTTTGCCGCTTCTTCGATTGCGTCCAGGAAGTTGAACGTCACGACAGCGTTGTCCGCAGTGTTGCGGCGCAGTGCTGGGTAGAACGTCAGGTTTCCTGCACCAATCGAGAACGTGGTAGCAGCAGTCAGCGTGTAGACGGTAACGTCGCCCGCGATGGTGAACGTGTCACCAATCGAGACAGTCTCCGAACCCGTGAACCCGTCAACGGCGATTGTCGAAACGTTCGCCTCGTAGTTCGACGCGTTGTTGACAGCGCCTACTGCATCGCCCGATTCCGCGGATGCGGTTGCGGTCGAGGACAGCGCAGCAATATCAACGTCAGCGTTCTGGGACGCGAAGACTTCGACACCGAAACGGTTGCCCAAGGTACCATTCATCAGTGCGGCGTTGTTCGCGCCTTCACCGGTGATGCGTGCCTCGTGGAAGATGCCAAGATCGAGGAACGCTGCTTCCATGCCGGAATCGACAAGGTAGTGGATCATCCCACCGTCCATTGGGACTTCGTTGTTGCGGAGAACCTTACGCGGGCCTGTGATGAAGGCAGAGGATGCCGAGCCCGAGACGAATGCCTTCGGTCCGACTTTCGCGCCCAACAGGTGCAGGTCCTGGTCGATCTTGTCAGCCAGCGCGTAAGCAGCAGGCGTGATGTGGTCGGTGATGATCTGCTCCGAGGAGTAGGCCAGTTCCCGGTCAGTCAGCGCGTACTTGACTTCCTGGTGGTTGTTCAGCGTGATGGCGATGTTCTCGCCCACGACGTCCTGAGTCGCCGAACCGGTACCCGCGACGTGTTCTGCAGCGGTGAATTTGGTTGGACGTTTCAGGTTGATGGTGTCGCCTTTGGAATTGCCGGCACCATTGCGTTCCCGCTCTGCACCGCGGTGAACGCGACCAGCCATGCCCAGTGCTTTGAACAGCTGGATGAGGGCCTCTTGAGCGTAGAACTCGGGATTATAGTTACCCAGAGTGTTAGACATCGGATGATCCTTTCTCGATCATGTGCGCCGAAGCGCGGTTCTATGTACCGCGCATCAGCGCGGCGTTGAGGTCGTGTCAGGCCGTGATTTGCAGAGGCACGCCGGCTTCAGCGGCAGCTGCTTTCGCGGTCTGGTACTTCTGGACGTCGCGAGCATCAGCACGAGAAATCGTGTGAGCACCTCCGCCCTTGCCGTTGCCACCACCTGCGCCGCCACCAGAAGGAGCTGGGAACCAGTGAGGTGCCTTTTCCTTCATATCGGACAGCCATTCAGCCGGTGTGATCGGCGTCTTACCGTCTTTGCCATAGATTGTCCCTTGCGCGTTCTCGGCAACCAGGGAGTCATCTTCTCCGACACTGAAGACGTTCATCGCCCGCGAGAGCGCGTCTTCGACAGCGGATGGAACAAGGCCGAGTTCGGACGCTGCTTGCCGCATTTGTCCCTCAACCATCAGCTTCTTGACTTTGCCGCCAGCCCCGTCTAGGTTCGCGTTGGCTTCCGTCAATTGCCCTTCGAGGTTTGCGAGCTGGCGCGCGTGGTCGGCTTTCAGCCGTTCCGTGCGACGTTCGATCACCTCGTCCATCTTGCCTTCCGCGAGGAGTTTCGTCTCCTCGTCGCTTTCCAGACGAGTCATGATGTTCCGGACGGCTTCAGGATCAAGACCCTTCCACGTTTCGCCCATCTTATCAAGCTGCTCCTGGAGCTTTTTCTTCTCGCCCAGGATCTCGTCCTTGTTTGCAGACAGTCCGGAAGTCGCTTCCTTTACCGCTGCTGCAACCAGGTCCTTGACACCGTCCGCTTCCGCGGTGATCTCGACCTCGTTGCCGTCTTTGTCAAAAAATGGCATTGATAGTCCTTTCTGGGCTCAGCCCAAGCAAACCGCTCTTGAGGCCCCCTCAAGTTTGCCGGTCCTGTCTGAAGATAGAAGAAGGCAGCGACGGTCGCAAGCGACTTATGGGATAAGGTATAACTCGGTTATCTTAAAAATAAGGTGTTGACGTGATGCTATAACTCGCTTATACGCAGTAACATCAACAACGGAGAAACATGATGCAAACCCAGATCACCCGCGCGTTCGCACAACTCAACGCTCGCCTGATCGAAAGCGACCAAGCCTTCGCAATCGCAAAGATGGATGGTGCCCGCGCGTTCGTTGAACAGGCCCGGGTTGACTTCAAAGAAGGCAAAAACAGCTTCACTTCCGGCTACGGTCGTTTCGACTGCACGCTCGCACGGATCGCGCACTACGGCAGCAAGGCGCTGATGAACCTTCTCGAAGGTCGCGGTCGTCAAGGCGGTCTCGACATGATGCGCAAGAACACGGAATCGCTGATCGCGAAACGAGACGCGCAGATCATCAAAGCGCTGACGAAGGCGGGCATCACCGAGATCCCGGAATTCGAACTCGTTGAATGCAGTGACGGTATTGAGGGTGTCTTCAACGTCGCCGGTCACGTCGTAACGATCCGCACAATACTCGCAGGTGGCTACAACATCCAGCGCCTTCACAATCGCACGCTGGTGAAAGTGCGGAAGAGCTCCTAACGCAGCTCACCACCTTCAAGCTTTCCGAGGCTTCCTTGATAGGGAGCCTTTTCGCGTTGCATCGTGTCGAACGCTTTGCCCCACTGCTTGCACAGTTCAGAGCGGACGACGTCTTCGTGGGTGAATGCGACGCTTGCGACATCCGGTACCAAGCCGCGTTGCACCGCGTTCAGCGCCCAAGCCAGCCCGTTGTCTGTTTGATGAATGTCCGACTGCGACTCGTCGCCCGAGATGATGATTGCAGAATCCTCGCCGACGCGAGTCAGGAACGCTTTCATCTCGGCAGGTGTCGTGTTCTGCGCCTCGTCGATGATCATCACGGTCGAGTCGAACGTCAGGCCGCGAATGTGCTCAAGGGGTTCGATTTGGATCTGTTTCGCGGTGACCGCTTCTTGGTAACGCTTCGCACCCATTTGCGATTTGAATGCCTCAGCCAGAGGACGCGCCCAAGGTGCCATCTTATGTTCGACACGACCCGGGAGCATACCAAGCGTGCGACCCACGCCGACGTTGGGGCGTGCGAGGACGATGTGGTGGAATTCTTTTGTGTGGAGCTGTGCTCCTGCCCATGCACATGCAACCCAGGTCTTGCCTGTTCCGGCTGGGCCGGATGCAATCGTGCAATCGTGGCCGTTGAGTAGAGCCAGATAAGTCGCTTGTCGCTGCGTGAGGGTTTCAATTTTCAGCGGCTGCCAATTGCGTTCTGCTTGTCTCTGTTTCCGCTTTGAAACGCTACCCATTGACTGCTCTCCTTATATGGTCGGTAAGAGAGTAGAACGATTGCAGGACGGTGTCGAGCGAACAATGTGCTTGACACCGCCTCAGTTATAGACGGAAGAAGGTCTTAGAACGTGTCACCTTCAGCAGCGGGCAGCTCTTCGTCCAGTCGTTCGAACGATTGTCCCGATGCGACGAGGCAGGCGATGCCGTTTGGCATTGTCACCGTGATCGTCCAGGAGCCGCTTTCGTTGCTCGCCCAGGTCTCGACCATTGTGTTGTTCGAGGCGAGGCCTATTGACTGACGGGTTTCGCCGTACCGTTCACCGAGGTGTTCGACAACCTGGTCGCGAGGAGCACAATTCTGCCCTTGAGCTGCGGCAGGGTATGCAAAGGCAGCCAGAACGGCTGCAAGGCTTAGGAGGGTCTTCATAGGATCATCCTTTCTTTTTCAGGATCCACAAACCGGCCAGAACAACGATACTCACGACCACGCCGGCAATGATGATCGTTTGGTTAGTGTCGGACACATTTGACAACAACCCAACCACGCCACCAGAACCAACCACGGCGCCACCTCGTTCAATCGCCAGATCAATGACGCGGTCGGCGGTTGTTTCAGGTACTTCCTCGCGGTCGGCTTCGATCTCTTCGCCGCTTGCGGTCGCGATGTGCGCGAGTGTCGTCGCACCTGCAACACCGTCTACTGCGAGGTTATTCGCTTCCTGGTATTCGCGCACGATGCGAGCAGTATCTGCACCGAACACGCCGTCCGCTTCAATGTCGTATCCAAGGGCCGCGAGTTGAACCTGCATCTGTTCGACAGCTTGACCGCGACGACCGACGCGCAGCACGGGCGAGGACGATTGCCCACCCGATTGGCGACGGTACGCGGATTCGATGCGACCCGCGTAGACGGCAGCTTGACCGCTACCGTTGTAGCCATATGCGAAAGCGAGGAAGTCTTGTGAGCGAAGGTGGGTGTCGAGGTTCGTGTTGATCACGAATTCCACAAAGCCACGAATCTGCTCGTCTGCACTCTGCTCGAACGCATCGACCATCTCAACGGCTGACGCGTATCCAGCGAGCTCCGCATTGAAACCCATGATCTGAGGCGCGCCCCAGGACGCAGCGTCGTAGGTTGCTTCCGCGTCGATGTTTTCGGCAATGTCGAACATTGAGCGACGACGGGACGTCGAAACCGCGAGCGATGCACGCCATGCCGCTTGGCCTTCGCGCGGTGCAAAGCCGAGCGTGCCCCAATGTGCACGCGGGAAGTGGTGCGGTTCAAAACGACGAGGCAGCTTGCCGTTGCTCTCGTAGAATTTGCCTGCCGCCTCGACTTCGAAGACGGCCTTGACGACCGCAATCTCGCATCCGAGTTTGTTGGCCATTTCCTGCCAGATGGCAGTAGAAGGATAATTGCTGGGCATATTAGAACTCCGCTGGTAAGGGGCCTCTTTCTTGGCCGATTATATCGAGATAGACAGTGCGGGTGCTCCTGTTCAAGTGTCTGACCCTGAATGTCGTGCCCCTGTCAATCAGTATTTCGTTCTCGGCGAAAGTTGAAAGAGAGCTTAAATCTTTTGCTCGCATCCCCTCCGGGATTGTAATATTGAACCTCCACGCGTCCCCGAAATCAAAGATGCTGGCAGATTCCACTGACGTAGAGGTAGACACGAACCCCCTGTCCGTAAACACCGCGCCTCTCCGGAGTTCACGATTACTTGGGAACCAGTTTCGACCTGCGTAGCGAACAACCTGAGTTGTCTTGCCTAACGAAGCAGAAAGCATAGACCTGTCGACCGCCCTCGCAACGTCAGTGACGTAGTTAGGGTCCCAATCAACGTCGGTATCAATGTAACGTCTACCAGTCCGAAGCTTGGTGTTTATTTGAGTGTAGAGCACCGAAGAATACTCATTCAAGGCTACTTTTGCAGGAATTGTGTTACCGGACCCAAGTGCTGCTTGAGGAAGTCTCTTTATCTGCGCAATAGTCAGGAGCTGACCTTGGTCATTCGTGAACCTTTCTAAAGGCAGCCCTTCTCTGAACATTTTGTAGCGAACAGGTCCAAGCACTTCCTGCTGAACTGCTGGCTTCTGCTTCTTCATCCATTCTGAGTACGTCATAGATGCAGGGACCTGCCCGTCCATTGAAGCACGCGTTCCTTCTGGAAGCTCTTCCATGTTGAACCCGAGTTCTTTCCAGGACTTCGTGATCGCAACAGTGGTCGAGCGGCAGTTGATGTGCGCAGGTGGTCGAGCAAAAGGCGGCTCGAGACGAGCACGCCCTGACGGTGGGCGCCAGTTCGCATCGTCAACGATGGGACCCACTTTCCCGTCGCGTTCGCGGCAGACGGGAGTGGTGCGCGTGTCGAGTGTTGCCACCCACATCACACCTTTTAGAAGATCGCTGTTCGCGGCCCAGACGGCTTGACGCCCTTGGTTCGTCGCGTGATTGATCGACGTCCGGACGAGAGCCTCAAGTCCGCGACGTCGCGGCTGTAGTGCGCCGTCTTTGAACTTCTGAGAGCTTGTGCCAAGCAGCTGGCGCACCAGGTCGTCGTTTGTTGTCCCTGACGTTATGCCATCTACGATCTCGTGCCACACCGTCTCATTGAGGGTGCGGTGAAACGCAGCGGCCCACTCGGTCGTCGTCGCACCGTTGAAAGGCGACGAGAGCGCGATTGTCTGCAGGACCCCTGGGTTTGGTGTCGTCACATCAAGGCCCGCGGGCAGCATGCGGATAAACGCAGCCTCTTCGACCTCAGCGGCAGCCGCGAGGGCTTCGCGCACGTTCGTAGTGAGTATGGGGGTGAGGCGAGTCTCGAGCGACTTGATCAGGTTGCCCACCTGGATGCGCAACGCGTTTAAACGGGCCTCAGTGAAACGTCCTTCACCGATCTCAGCATTCTGCAGGATTCGACGCAGATCCTTTTCGACACTACGAAGGGTCCGAAGAGCCTCGCGCACTTCGCGATTCTGGAGACGAATCCAGCGTACTTGCTGTGCTACCTGGAAATCCAGGAACCGCTCGTTGATTGATGCCATAGGTGTGGTACTGCTTTCGACAGTGGTGACGCTCGAAAAAGATTACCAGCAAGATAGCGTCCAGGATGAAGACGCGCAAGCGTCTATCAAGGATCCACTCTTCCGCGCAAACTGTCAGGTGTGGGAACTGCCCTCCTCGTGCGCGGTTCAAGCGCATGGATGCCCGTGCCAGTAGTGATGTGGCGCGGGCTTTGCAGTTCATCCATCCAGTTCCTTCATTCGCAAGTCTTGGTTCCCGTTGCGGGATCAATATAGCACGCAGCCCCGTCAGTGACAACAGAGCCGTCTTTAGGTGCGTCGAGTGACTTCATCATCCCGAACCGCTTCCCGTCGAGGCGGAACGTCGTGCATCCTTTCGCACCACCTTTCCACGCCGTCATATAGACGTCCATGAACTCGTCGAACGTGACGTCCGATCCGACGTTGCACGTCTTCGAGATCGACGAGTCGACGAACTGCTGCGCGTGGGTCAGAACCTTGACGTGATCGAGCACAGCGAGGTCGTCTGCGCGGACGCCTTTGACTCCGAACACGGACACACCGTAGTCAGGGATCTCGACATACTGCTTGGTCACGCCGTCCTCGTTGATGATCTCGCGACCATTCATGTAAGCGAACACCGGCTCAATGCCCGACGAGATGTTGTCTGCGGTAAGCGATATTGTGCCTGTGGGCGCGATGGACAGGAGGTGGCTGTTGCGAAGGCCGTTCTCATTCATCAACGCAAGCACGTCGTCGTCGAGTACGCCCGAGTTGACGAATTTGCCCACCATGTATTTCTCACGGTCCCACATCGGGAACGGCCCCTTCTCCCTCGCAAGGAGTGCCGACGCGCGGTAGGTTTCGTTCGCTATTGTGCGGAGGATCGTCCCTTGGATCTCGAGGTACTTGTCTGACCCGTAGGGCGCGCCGAGCGCTTCGATTGCGTTCGCCATGCCCGTGACGCCCATGCCCATGCGGCGTTTGTCTTTGGCTTCTTTCTCCTGCTGAGGCAACGGGTAGTGAGCAACGTCGATCACGTTGTCCAGTGCGCGAACCATCCCCGGGATGTCTGCTTTGAGAGCCTCAAGGTCCAAGAAGCGTGAACCGTCTGGGAGCGTGACGATATACTTGACCATGTTCCAAGAGCCGAGCAAGCATGCCCCGTAAGGCGGCAATGGCTGCTCGCCGCAAGGGTTTGTCGCGTTAATCGTTTCACAGTAGTAAAGGTTGTTCATCTCGTTGATCCGATCAATGAACAACACGCCAGGCTCCGCCCAGTCCCATGTCGCACGCATGATCTTCTCCCACAGCCATTTTGCTTTGACCGTGTTGTAGACCTTGCCGTCGAATACGAGGTCCCAGTCGGCGTCCGCCTCGACCGCTTCCATGAAGTCGTCGGTGATCGCGACTGACACATTGAAAGCGGACAACCGATTCTGGATCGAAACCTTCTCGACGATGTCCAGGATGACTGCTTTCTGCTCGTCGTCGAATTGCGTCCCGCCCAAGAGCATCTCGCACTTCTGCACGTCCTCAGCGAGTGCGCATGTCTTCGCCTCAATGAACTCGATAATGTCAGGATGCCAAACATGCAGGACGCCCATCTGCGCTCCTCGTCGCCCGCCTGCTGATCTGACGGTCTTGCAATTCGAGTTGTAGATTTCCATGAAGGACACAGCGCCCGAGGCGGTAGACTTCAAGGTGCCAATCAATGCACCTCGTGGGCGCAGTGTTGAGAATGAGTATCCTATCCCGCCGCCCATGCGCATCGTCAAGAATGACTCTTCGACCTTGCGCATGATGTCTACCGAGTCGTCAGCAATGTCGCCTGACACGAAACAGTTGTGGGCGCAGATCGTCATGGGCGCACCGACCGCGCGTGTCACGCGTCCCGCATACATGAAATTCTGGTGCAGCTGAGTCATGCGAATGTCGCGCCGGTGCTGCTCGTTGTCGGCCAGTACGCCGCTGTTGCGGTCGCATACTTCCACATAGGTTTCGGTTGGGTCGATGCGGTACTTTTGGATGTGTTGGTCTACCGATACCTGGTGGCTTGGGCCATACATTCGCGGCTCTCCTTTTGCGTCTGCCTGTGATGAAAACAGGCACCCGCGGGCGCCTGCGCTACCATCATGGACGACTGTGCTACAACGTGCAATCGCGAATGTGGGAGCAACCTAAATCGGTTATAGACGAAAAAAGGTGTTGACGCGCATCTATAACTCGCTTATACGTCGTCACATCAACAACGCAACCAACGGAGACTAACATGACTTACGAAGCACGCAAAATCCTGATCATCGAAAACGCAACCAACGACGTTGACGAACGCAACCCAGGCGAATTTGTCGCCCGAGCAATCCTGATGGTCAACGACGTTGACACCGACGCGTTGTCTGTTACCGACATTTTCGAATCCGAAAACATTGACAACCTGCGCGCCGCCGTTGTTGGAGGTCATCCCGACATTACTCACTACCGCGCGACAAATATCGCGGGCAGCAATAACGTGTTCGCTGGTGGCTGGTCTGACGCGCTGCGCGTTGCGAAGGAATGCGCATACGAAAACGCAATCGAGGAAGGCGCTGACGTTCGCAAAAACATGTCGCTGCGCCACCTCGTCGAACACAAACTGAACGCAATCAAAGCCCGCATCGCTCGCGAGGACGCGGCTGCGGACGCCGAATCCGAAAAAGCGCAACGTGCTGCTGATCGCGAAACCCGCGCTGCTGAGCGCAAAGACTTCGACGCATGGTCGTCGATTGCACGCGCCGCCCGAGACGATGATCGCGAGGATTATCAATTGGGCGTCACAATGCGTTGGGCCTACAATGAGGTGGAATCGTTTCCTGCACTGCTCGAGGCGCACGTCAAAAAGCTGACCGACAACCCAACCTACGCTTTGGGCTGGTCTGGTGACTTTGTTCAATCGGCTGCCGACCACGACGTAGCGAAGTACCTCGTCGAATTGTTCGAGTCGGGCGTCGCGTTCGCTGATATGGAAGACGAGGTCATGAGCTCCATGTTCAACAAAGCCGACCGCGCAACGTCACGCTCGACTTCCGTCATGTCGAACCTGGTCGACGATGCGACTCGCGTCGCGTGGACGTCTGCTGCGAAGCGCATCACAGGCAAGTCATTCTGGTGATCAACGTTTAAACAGCGAGTCGGGCGTCCTCACGGGCGCCCGTTTTCTTTTATCGGGATACCCCCATTCCAGCAGCTTCTTCCCCACCGTCACCCTCATTTGACCCGGAACCGGGCGCTTTCGACGGCTTTGCAGGGGCTCCAGGCGGTTGCTGCGCCTGTGCGAGGGCTGCTTCCATGACGCCCATGCCCAGATCGCCGCCTTCCTCCTCAATGAGGTCCTTCTCCTCGTCGAAGGTGCGGTCGACGGGCGCGATCTCGCCTGTCTGCAGGTTTTCGTAGAGCGTCTGGTGCGACATGCCGCCCGACTGCCATGCTTTGACGAGCGCGGTCAGTGTCTGCGCGTCCATCTTCGTTTCGATCCAGTCGCGGTTCAGCTTCACCTCAACGTCGTCGGGCTTCCCTGTGACCCATTCGGCTGCGATGCGCAACGCGCGCTCGATGCCTGCCTCGGCCATGTTCACAACGTTGGTCAGCAACGACATCTCGCCCTTCCCGCGCATCTTCGCGGTGTCCGACGCCTCGTTGCGGTTCTTACCGTCGTGGATCATGCGTGCGCCCAGCGACGCCATGCGGTCCTCTTTGTCGAGCATCGCCTGACGCTGTGCTTCGATCCCGGCACCTGAGAACTCTAGGAACTGAGCCTGTGACCCTTCGGGCAGGATCCAGAACGCGCCCGAACCGATTGCGGTTGGCTTCTGCTTCTCGTTGATGTTGCCGATTGCCACGGGCGTAGGTTGTGCCGTCAGGTAGAGCGCGTGCTCGTAGTCAGCAGAATTGCGATAGTGACCAATCCCGACGTCGATCAGGTCGAGCATGGGAGGCTTCTCGACTTCGGGGCGTAGGTCATAAGGGTTGATGAAGATAAACGGGATGCGCTTCAGTGGCTTGCCGTTCACGGTGGGCACAGTTGGCTCACCGACCAGGACGAACGTTGCCGCCTTGTCTGACGTCGCATCGGCGCCCGCTGATTTCCAGCGGCGCACCTCATAGTTGCCTTCTGCGTTCAGGATCAATTCGAGACGCATCTCGGCAACGTCGTTTGCCTCGTCGTCAGAATCGAAGTCGTCTTTGAGCACCACGCGTGTCAGCGTGCGCAACCCATCGACGAACTGCACTTTCCAATCCGTAATGTTCTCGGCGGTATACGTCGCGAGATACGGGGTCGAGTTCACCGTGTTGTTTTCAGCTGGGTAGTCGACCAGGATGCCGTAGCGTCCGACCGACAGGACCTCGTTGACGACGTTCTCGGCCATCACCTCAAGTGAGTGGCCGTCTGTTGTCGCCGCCTCGGTGAGCGGTTCGAGCTTCTTCGGGAGTTCAGCTTTGACCGGGTGACGGAAAACCATGCCTGACATGCCGCGCAACGTTCGTTCCGCAACCGGGTAGTATTGTGCCCGGTCCTTGTAGGCGTCGTAGGCGGTCGACGACATGCCGTCCGGCTTCTTCAGGTACTCGTCGCCTTTGCTCTTGATCTCGTCTTGACCTTCGAGGGCGTCGCGAATGCGCGCCCACTGTGCTGTGCGACGTGTGAAATCTGGGTGGACGGATGCTACTGTGCGCGCCATTGTGCTGGTATTCCCGATCTAGGGCTCTGCCCGTTTAAACAGGAGAGGGTCCCCTTCGGTTCGAACGCATTATGGACGCGAGCGCACCTCGGTGCAAGGGACTTGTGAGGTGTTATTCTCTCCACGCCTCGTTGTCTTGCGTTCCGTCGAACAAGTTGCACTTCTTTTTATTCTCGGCCTGCGTCAGAACTTGTAGATTCCAAGGGACATGCAAACCACAGACGTTAGGATGGTTCAGTGGGATGATGTGGTCGACTTCGTGCGACCCTTAAGGTGTTGCAAATTTCCTGTTGACACTCACCTATAACTCGCTTATACGTCGTGGTATCAACTGATCAACGGAGCCTAGCATGTTCGAATTTTCTTTCCTCGTCGCCGATGAAACATCCGCCCTCGCTCATGTCGAACGCATCGACGGTGTGATTCTTAACTTCCTGAATGCTGACATGGGAACCGAATCCGTGACACATCGCGGCTCGCGCGTTGTCGTCGCTGCGGACACGCTCGACCGCCTCAACCAACTGATTGCTGATCTTACCGAAGAAGGATTTGTCGAATGAACCCGCTCACCGATAACCTCGTCCGCGCCATCGCATGGCTGACGTTTCCCGACGCCCACTCGATCATCATCACCTTCCTCGGTGATGAACACGCTTGGATCACCTGTGAATTAGGGCCGATGGACAATCCTTACTCGCGGGACTTCTACTACGATCCCGCGTGCCAAACATTCACCGGTGCCCAAGGCACCATCGACGCTGTTCTGGAGGAGGTGTGATGCGCATCGCTGCAATCCGTGCCGCCGCTTTCGAATGCCTGCGCAATGCGGCATTCGAGGAACGCGTGAACAAGAGCCCAGAAGCCGCTGACTTTTGGCGCGAACGCGCCGCAACGTGGTTTCGTCGTGAAGGAGAATTGACATGACCCGCCCACCTTTTGACCCGCCCAAGCCGCTCATGTCCGCGCAGTCGATGGCGTTCGGCCTCGACAGCCTGCTCTACAACAAGGAGCGCGCCGAAGGTAAGAAAGACACGTCTGCGGACGTGTTCTACAACCCGCTTGGTCGCCCGATGATCTGCGGGCACGTCATTCCTGATTTCCAGCGCGGCCTGTGCTGGACGGAGGACCAGAACCTCGCGTTGATCGACAGCATCTTCCGCGGCATCCCGATTGGCACCTACGCGGTGAATTTCTCGACGGATCACCTACCGCCTCGATTGACCAACGTCCTGCTCGACGGGCAACAACGTTTAAACGCACTGGCCCTGTACTGGAACGACGAATTGACCTACCTCGGTTACAAGTGGTCGGAACTCAATCGCCCGCAACAGGGGATTCTGAACCGCGTCATGTTCCCGCAGATGCGCACCAATACAAAGGACGAGGCCGAGGCACGCACCTACTACAACGCGATGAACTTCGGCGGCGTCGATCACACTGAGGAGGATCGGGCATGACCGACCGCGATTACCAAGAACTTAATGAGAAGGTGAAGCTGATCCGTCACTTCACCAACCTGTTTGGCTATACGAGGACCGAGGTGCGCAAAACCATCGACGAGATTCGAGCCGACAACAACGCGCCCGAGGGCGAGGAGTTGACTGACCTGCAGGCCATGTTGCTGCAACGCGCAGACGAGATGGAACGCAGCTTGGAAGCCATTGAGGAGAAGATCGGATGACCGGCTATCCACAACGCGACGGCACCTGGACGTTCTACATGATCCAGAGCTGGTACGACCGCGACCCGAGGAACGAATGGGGCGTCTACACCTGGTACGAGAAGTACGACACGCGCGAGTTCGTCGAGTCGATGGGCGGTGTCTACGAGGAGACGACGTTGAACTCGTCGGGCAAGGTGTGGCAGCAGTCAGGCATTCACGGGACCGAGGACGCAGACTACTGCATCGTCCTCCTGCGACTCCTGCGCCGGGACTACCCGATGCACGACCACCGCATCGTCAAGATGACCGTGTCGCGCATGACGGAGGTGCTGTGATGATCGCAATCAGTGACAAAGGCAAGGTCCTCATGGGATCCTTCCGCAAATTCACGATAGGCATCCGCCTGCGTCAATTCAACCTCACGCAGGACGACGTCCGCGAGATCGCAGCAATGAACGACCGCGACCTGTGCGCGACGATCCGTCAACTCGATGCCCGGTGCAATCGTCTACCCATCATACCGCTTGATTCTGACGAAACAGGCGCCTAACGTTCGATCATCAACGGAGAGAAAACATGACTGCAAAAATTATCCCTTTCCCGAAACCCAAGCCCGCTCCTGAGGCTGCACCTGCCGAGGATCACTCGGTGCGTGCGATGCTCGAAGGTCTGCGCGCTGCACGTCAGGAGCACGAAAGAAAATGAAAGCAATCACCTTCTCATTCACCCGCGACTGGCAGACAGCGCGTTCGATCCCAGGCACTGGTGAGGTAGAACACGAACCCGCAGGCCGTGACAAAGACACCGCCACCTACGTCGTCGCGGAATCGTATCACGAGACACTCGCTCGTGCGCAGCTGGAAGACGACTTCAAACGCCACAACATTTGCGACATTCAGGTGACCGATGTGCGCGACGTGCGCGGTATCGTGCATTTGCTAGCTGCCTGCTATGGTGCGGGCCTCGTCAGACAAGGGCAGATCGCGGGTGAGTATCCTCCGCCGCCCGTCGATGTGCCCGAGACGCCCGGAATCCCAAGAGCTGACGCGGACGCTGCGAGCTCTGGCACAATCACCGGGCGGTTCACGCGCACATATCCGCCATTCCACGAGCAGAAGCCTTCTCGCCTGCATCGAACGGCAAACGACCCGCGGACAGAACACCTGGCGAAGGTCGACTACTCACAGATCGAGGCGCGCATCCTCGCGCACATGGAAACGCCTCCCGAGGACCTGGGACGCTTCGACTGCTCGGGCAACTATCGGTGGCCGACAGCCTACGCAACGGGCTCACGCAAGCTGTCCGAGCTGTCCGACGGCGTCCACCCAACTCACGACCGCGTCACCCGGACGTCGATCAACATCTCCCAGATGCTCGAACAGGCCGCGGTGGCTCAGGACAAACTCGAGGAGTGGCACAAGGTGCTCCGTGAGGCTGGCTTCCTCCCGGCAGGAGACGGGCCGCTCGCAGACACCTGGATCAAGGAGGACGACGATGAATCCGCGTAGGATGAAGGCCAGTGCCTGATTGGGATCGACAAGACGACCCGTGCGACGACTGGTCAACCGGTGACCGAAACCTGAGCGCCTTAACAGACGCACCGTCTGCTCCTATCGTTGCGGAATCAACGGAGGACCCAGAATGACTTACCTTGAAGCAAAACGCATCGCGCAGGACCAGGACGCTTATGGCAAATGGAACACTGCTCCCGCATGGAATCGCGCCGAACGGCTGCGACGTGCTGAGATGTCGCCCTTGCGACGCATTATCGACGACGCACTGACAGGTGCCGGCTATGCCGTCCTGTTCGTCGTGTCGTATGGCCTGCCTGTTTTAGGTCTTGTAAAGTGGTACCTTGCTTAATCCCACCAATCGGCCTTAACGAGGCGCTTGGTCATCCCCTTATTGCAGATCAGATGATTACCATAATCGTGCGCGACGAACCGCTTGCCGATCATGCCGAAGTTCGCCCGCTTCGTGTCGGTCATCCATGCTGGGAGCTTGTCAGGATAGGTCTTTGCGGGCCTCGTGCGTCGTTGACGCAGGACTGTGCCACAAGGCGAGATCGCAACACAGGGCGCGAGCCAATCCGACACGTCCTTGCCCATGTGCAGTGCGTCGTTCCAGATATCCCATTCCCGAATGTTCGAAAACGATTGCGAACCTGTCTCGAATTTAAGAACGTACCGAGGATCTGGCTCGAAGACGTAGACGTCGCGATAGGCTCCTGATCCTAAGAGCTCCGCGCACATGAAGTAGAAGAAGTCGTGTTCAATCGTCGATTTGAACCACTCGTCGTGGACGGCCATTAGTGAGTCCCTCGCAGTGACGATGTTACGATCTCCTTGGACCCGTCGATCATCAAGTCGTGGATGCACCACACCAGTGCGTCGATGCGGTCAGGTGAATAGGTTGCGCTCAGGCGTTCCCAAGTGCACATCTGATCCTCAAGGTTGTCGAGGTGACCCTCGTTCTTCGTCCCGTCAGCCATCACGACAGCGTTGCCGACGTGCGACACCTTGCCTTGCTCGTATTTCATCGCGACGGGTTCCGCGCGTGCTAGTTTCCCGCGTGATGCGTGCACCATCTTGACGGGCATGTCTGCATTCGATCCTTCTAGGACGTGCTTGACCATGTCACCGCCTTGGTTCACCTCTGCGACGACGCTGTCCGCCTGCCATGTGTCGAACGCGGCGGCGACCTTATCGCCCCACCCTTTTGGGCTGTACTTGCCTGAATAGTCGGCGAGCACATAAGCCCGATTGTCTGACCCAAGAGCTGCGACGATTATGCCTGTCTCGTCTGATCCTTCCTTGTCCGTCGTCGCGGGATCGACGCCCACCACGATGCGCAGGAAATAGAACTCGGGATCCAGGAGCGTGGGCATCACGTCGAGGCGGTTCTCGTTGATCGACGAACGCGTCCACAATGCGCCTTCCAGCTCCTCAAGCAGGATGCCGTCAAGCTCCTGACGTCCCAGCTGACTGTTCCCATACATGTCGCGCAGTTCCTGGATGACACCAGGTGCTAGGTTGACCGCATTGCGTTCGGAGCTACCCGACGTAATGACCACTTCCTTGTCAGACGCCTTCATCGCACGCGCAACGAGGCGCTTGATCAGTGGCTTGGGCTTGGGGGTTGTCGAGATGAACACCTTGGGCGCTTTACCCAGGCGCAGACCGAACATGGCCTGGTCGAAGGTCTCCATGCGACGCCATGCCGCGAGTTCGTCCATCCAGAGGAACGAGTGCTGGGGGCCACGAAGGCGCTCAGGCTCGTCCGCACTATAGAGCGTCACCATCGCACCGTTCTCCCACGTCACGCGACGCTTTGACGGTTCGTAGAGTGGGCGACCCATCAGGTTGCCGTTGACGTCGCGGTCCCAAGGGTTGCAGACTGCGAGTAGTCCCGACTCGCCTTCGACCATGACGTCGCGAACGTCAGCCGCGGTAGGTGCAATGAGGCCCCCGCGATTGTATCCCATGCGCACGAGGTCCTTCGACCATTCGGCACCTGTTCGAGTCTTGCCCGAGCCACGACCGGCTAGGTAGATCCAGAACTTGTACTGCGATGTGGGTGGGAGCTGCTCTGTGCGAGCAAGGAATTGCCAGTCGGTGACCAGCTGGTGCATGACGTCGGGCCCAAAGTGCTCCATCCACGTCTCGACCTCAGACGGGTTCTCGCGGAAGTAGTCCATCGTGAGACCCAAACGACGAAACGACAGCCCAAGTTCCTGTCCGTCAATGTCGTCTGGGTTTACTGATGTGAAGTCGAATGGCATGTAGGTGATATAAGCCAGTTAGGTGGGATTGCGCGAGCATGAAAAAAGGTGTTGATGTGTCCCTATAACTCGCTTATACGTCGTAGTAAGGAAACGCAATCAACGGAGAACAAGACAATGATCAGCAACATGACACAGGCCGAATGGGTCGCACACCTCGAAACGCGCCTCGAACAGCAGCCGCATAATGTAGGCATCAAGTTCAACCTTCGTGACGTTCGCGCAATGAACGCGAAGCAGTGGGCGGCTCACAAAGCGAAAGCCAGCGAGAGAAACGCCGCGCGTGATGTAGCGATTGCGAAGATGGCGGAGCAGTTGATGGGTAAGTAAGCCTTCGCACCCCTCGACGAACGACAAACGGCGCCCATTGGGCGCCGTTGCTGTTTGAGCAGACCCGGCAAAGCCGCGATCTCATGCGGTGTCTTGGTCTTTCGGGCATGGTGACAGGGTCTCGCCACGTCCACCAGGCGTGTCGCGCAGCTCTGCAAGGACTTCGAGCATGATCTCGTCCCACGGCAGGTCGCGTCGATCATCTTCGGTGAAGTCGCTGCTCACCATGCGTTCTTCTGCGGCATCTGCTGCCTCGCGCACCGAAGCCTCACCCATCGCCTCGGCGATCATCGTGCGCGACAGTGGGTCCCGTTTCAGCAGTTCAAGGATCACGGCATAGCGGTATTGCAGGAGCGCGTCGACCATGTCGGCAAGACCTGTGATCATCGCACGACGGAAAGC